CTTGTATTAATGCACTACCAGATGTTTGTCCCGTACCGGCCTCAAGAATCATATACCCATCTAAAGTTTCGTCAGCATTAAGAGCAATTCTATTGCCATCAACATCTACAACATTATCTTCTTCATCTATTGATCGATTTATTCCAACCGTAGTAACTTTATTATCACTTCCAACTCTTACAGAATGTTCAAGAGCAATTCCTTCATTATCACTAGTTTCTAATGTTGTCCTTACTACATCTTCAAATGTTGTTGTTAAAAGATTTGTAGTAGAGTTCCAAGCTTTAACTGTTCCTGTATGAGTAGTAAGAGTATTTGCAGCTGCAAAGGTTCCTGTTACATCCTTTAGAGTAAAGTTTGCGCGAAACACCATGTCTGGTGCTGTATTATAATTAAATCCCTGATTAGTTATATCTAAATCACCAACTGCACCAATGTTATCTGTTACCGCAAGTAAAGATGTGCTAGTACCAGTTGTTGTCGATACAGAAACAGTAGGAATAGTTCTATATCCAAGTCCACCACTTTTGAGAAAGATTCTGGAAATTGCGCCACTATAATCTGTTTTTTCTTCTATCGCAATTCTATCTGAATCTGTGCTATAATCGTCTTTGTTCTCTTGGTTTAAATACCACTCCATAACAATGCTGTGCCCAGCATGAGAATCAACAACATCATGATAAGCTTCTAATTCAAGTTTGTCACCCGCATCAAGACGATTTACACTAGAATTGGTTCCATCTAATACAATATTTCCAGAAGAAGCAATTCCTGATTCTACTTGAATAACTGTAGCATCATAAGCATTATCCAGAATAATATTTTCACCAATACTGCTAGCAGTTGCCCTTTCCATTTCAATATTAAATAATTGAACGTGGTTTGTTGTGCCAACTTCTGAAAGTATAAAATCACCAGCATTAGTAGATTTTGTATCTGTTCCATCTAATACAAATGAACCGTCAATAACAGAAACAAATCCACTAGCTGTAACTGTATCTGTATCGCTGGATGTAAATGTAAGAGCATCACCAACTTCATATTTGGTTCCAGCATCATCTATCACTACATCACTTACTGAGCCAGAAATAATATTTTCAATTCTTGCTGTCGCTAAACCATTACCAATAGAAGTGTTTGCATCAAATTCAATATCTTGATCTTCTGTATATAAAGCACTTCTATTTGTAGTTACACCAGTTGCCACTATATTTTTGAGTGTAAATGTTACAGGAATATCCTGTATATTGGAAGTCGCACTTAAAGTTTCACCTTCTGTGAAAGAAAATGTAGAGCTAATAGAATCTTTATTAAGTCCAAATTCTACAATTCCAGCTCCGCCCTCAGAAAATGAAATAGCAGAAGCAATAATTGCCGTGGCACCAGAAGTTTTACCAAGCAATATAGAACCCACCACTTCTTTTGCATCAATATTTGTAAGAGGAGCAGCACGCATAATTGTTTTGTTGCCCCACTTGCCATCTGAAGCTCGCATCATATATTTGTTTGGATAAATTACATCAACAGTTTCACCAAGAAGCATACGCATGAAAATCTTATGACCTTCAGATGTTCCTTTAGCTCGATACAATTCACGAATATTTTTAACTAAATTTCTTTTGTCAAGACCTGTAGCAAGTGTGAGAGGAATTGCATTCATAAACTCATCACGGAAATTATCTAGAAAATCATAAATGGTATTATCAACATCAGCATAGTCTAATAGCTGCTGTATATTCTGTACAGGATTTGCACGATATCTAACAACTGCGGCTGATGAATTAGAAGTTCCACCAGATATAGTTTCTCCTGTAATAAATTTTTGTTGTGATGTAATAAAGAGTCTAGGTTTACTAGTATTTCCTGTATCATCTACTAGAACTGTTGCGGTTGCATTTGATGTTTCACCAGTTATGGTTTCCCCTACAGTAAATTTGCCGCCGGGGTAGGAAGATAAATTAACTGCACCTATTGCAACTCCGACACCATTTTCTAAAACAATTTTTTCACCACCAACATCTAACACAAAAGATTTTGTTTCTACTTCTAAAAGAAGATTGTCTACATTTGATGTAATGCGAAGCTCTCCAGCTTCAAGATACTGATAATAATGTTTTAGAAAACGAGAGAATACAGGATGGTCAGACTGAATAAAGTCAGGCAGTTGGCCATCTATTTGAGTACTAATCTTAGTTGTCAAATTTCCTGATGGAGCAGGATAAAATTCTTTATCTCTAAAAGCCATTATTTAATAACTCGACGTTGTTGTATAAGCAGATGTTGTTGTATAAGTAGTTCCAGCACCACTATCGCCTATAGCCACAGTATCAACTTCTCCCTTTATTAAAGTATTGATAAAATCAATTTCTAATACCTGATTGCGAAGCGGAACGATGTCTTTAGAATCTGGAATCACAGTAATTCGAATTTGAGAAGAAGCCACGCCATCAACTGCATCTGCTGAGGTAATATAAATTGAGTCGGTGACAATCTTTCCTGTTGAATATGTCACAGTTCCAGCAGTTGAATCAGCATAAACTCTAACACCAGCAGAAATATAATACAATCTCAAATTTCCATCACCATCATCATCCCAATAATGTATGTTTGTAGTATCACCACTAATATAAAATCCTGTTGAAGCAATTACTCCACCCAATGATTTATTGTGTTCAGAATGAGGATTATAAAATGCATTGTTAAAATTAATAGTATAAGCTGTAGAAGCAGTAGTGGTTGGAGTAAACTTATGAGCCAGAGTTATATTTGTTGTGTTGCTCGTAATTGCAGTATTCGTATTATCAATAAGACCTAAAACTTTTGAATGTCTAAACAGGCCTTCAAATTGTTCTAGGTCAGAAGTGTTATAGTTTTGTAAAGTAGTTGAAACCAAAGATTCTAATTCTGGGCCGGTTGATGTAGTTGCACTGGAATTGAATTTAAATGTAGTTTTTAAAATCAGGTAGGTTGTTAGTGGATCAACTATAACAGGCGTGGTTGATGCAACCGTATACGGAGCATAATCTTTAACCAATTGAATTTTTTCAGCTGATGTTAAATTAAGACCAGTAGTTGTCTTAATGGAAATAAAAACCTTGCCATATTCTGCTGTACTCACTACACCAAGACTAGAATCAAATGAACCACTCTCTCCACCAAATACTGATACAGATTGAGCATTTGCAAATAATTTCTTTGCATATACTTTATAGTCTTCAGCAGTAACACATCTTCCTTGAGAGGCATAATCAAGTGGAGCATTATATTTAATTGATTTTAAACTCTCAGCTTCAGAACCGCCACTTGCTGTTGCTACAGTTGCAACTGCGACATCATCGATACCCCCAATTGATGCAGAATTTTTAAATATGGCCGCACCATTTGCATCAGATTTATTACTAACAACATAAGTCATAATTACAATATTGTCATCAGACAATGCAGCACCAATTACACCATCGCCAAAATAAATTTCAAATTTACCAGCTTCAACTTCCTGTAAAAAATATACTTTACTTGAAGTTGTAACTTGTGTTATGTCTGTTGCTTCTTTATATGTTGACGTTGTTGTATCAGACGATGAAGTTTGAATCTTGACTGTTAAAGTCCTTGTATCTGCTCGATTATCTCTGAGAAGAAATCTCTGATCTGCATCAGAAGTATCAACGGTATATCTTGTTGTTACAAAAGTTCCTTCATAAATCTTAACATCATTGAAGGTAATACCAGAACCAATATTCGATGCAGTCTCATCTTCAGCAGTAACAAATTGATAATCTGTTCCATCATTAGAAGTCGTAAAAACTGTACCAGCATCCATTGTTGCTGTAGCCAGTGTTGGAGTGTTTAATGTAACGTCAACTGTAGCAGTAGCAGCTCTAGCAGATGAAGGAACATAACCTAAAGTTTTTGCATGAGAAACTATACTAGAACGTAATGACGCACTATCTAAAAACATTTCATTTGCGAGCATATTTGCATTGAATCCAAGATAATGCGTATTATATGAAAGAACATCTAGAAGGGCACTCATACCCGAACCTTCAAAATCATAGTCCTTAAATTCTGTTTGACCTTTGAGGAAAATTTTCAGATTGTTTTTTACCTCGTCAAAGTCAAATTCTGTTACGTTTAGTCTTGTATTATTTACTGCCATTATCGTAATCTTTCTAGAAATAGAGTTAAGTCTACTAATTCGGTTGGAGTATTCACAACAAAAAATTCTATTGTACACTCATATTCATTACGATCTAAATTTGGTTGAGCCCGAACAGATATCAGTCTTGCTCTTGGTTCAAAATTTACAATTACATCTTCTATCTTTCTTGTAAGAATATGTGCTGTTAGTGGAGTCATTGGCTCAAACAATATACCTCTTACACCAGAACCAATCTCTGGATGAAAAGGTTTTTCATAATGATTGGTTAATACAAGATTACGAATAGAACGCTTGACTGCTTGAATATCAGTTACCTTACTGATATCTTTAGATGTTGCCTTCTTGGCAAAGAATAAGTCCAAATCTGTATATTGCCGAACATTACGTTCAATATCATTTTGGCCTTGTGCATCTTTGTGTGCAGTTGGTGTTGCCATTATAAACTCCTGTTTTTACTATTTATAAGATGTTCCATAATTATCTGCGATATTAACTTCCGATATTACTGCCTCAATATTGTCGTGCCAATAATTTAAAAACCTATGGGCTCTTGGATACTCTGGCCTAATATCTGCTGTCTGCCAAATAAACTCTTGAAGTATGTGAGTATAATCTGGCATCCAGTATAGGACGTTTATAGTCACTATAGTATTTTTTAATATAATCATGCGCTCTTTTGATTTGGATCATACGGACTGTTATATTTGTATTTTACTGCATAATACATGTAGGCGGTTTTCCGCGGCGAGCCGCGGTAGTGCGTATGCGCCTGGCCAGTATAATTATGAATATTTGTTGTAATTGTTATAACATTGCCGCTTCTAGTATATTCATCTGACTGCGGTTGCTGAAAATCAAAAGAATCAACCGTAGCAGGAAGGAAATTTACTGGTAAAATTCTTCGAGAAGCATAGCCGTTTTCAAATTCTTCTTCGCTAAACATTAAGCCTGGAAAATCGTCAACAGTTTTGTTGCGAAGGTCTATGTGTCCAAACACATAATAAACACGAGTCGGAGTCCAAGCTAAAACTATACTTCGTCCCCGGCCTTTCTCATCCCAAAAACTCTCAAATTTTTTAACTGGTCTAGTAGAAAATCCAGCTTCACTAACATTTTTCTTTTTGGGCCCAGGGTTATCTTTAGGTGTAGTAACTTTACCTGTTGAGGTGGCGGGCCCGTCGCTTTCCGTAATAGATGTAGAAGCTGTAGATACAGTATATGCTCCTGTATCTGATGTAGGAAGCTTTCCAGTTTCTTTCACTGTTCTAAAAAAATTATTAAAATGATTAACTGCCTTAGTTGCTCCTTCAGTAAAATTTTTATTTGCAAGTTGAACAGAAGGTTTTTCTTTTTCCGAGTCTTTAGTAGATTGTTTAGATTCTATTGCCTTTTCAACAGCATCACCGCCGGCAGCTGGAACTGTAAAGTTAGGAACAGCAGAACATAAATCCGTTCCTCCTGTTATTGCAGATTTAGCATCCGAAACTAAAGTGTCTAAAGAAAATCCCCCGGCAGTTAATGCACTACCAAACTTTGTTGTAACATCAGCAAGTAAAGTCTTGTGTTGATCACTGCCAGGAATCAAGCCTGATAAGCTTGTAAGTTGTGCTTGTAAATTAATATCAGGAAGTGCTGGTAATTCTGGAATCATTGCTTTGATGTCTCCTACTAATGAAGTAACATCAGTATCCAAAGTAGATTTAAGTGCTGATGCATCAACTTCTAATCCATCAAGCGCACTAGTTATCATAGATTCAAACTTAGTTTGAATTGCATTAAACTCAGCAACTGCGCCGCATAAATTTGGAACTTTTAATTCAGCCATGATTATCCTCCAGCAAATACATTAGAACTTCCAGCAGCTACAGAAGTACATCCCGAAATTCCATCACCTATTCTACCAGCACCTTTTGTATTAACCTTAACAGTAGAAGAGCCGGATGCTATAGGTGCAGCGTGAGATGGACATGGCGGAATATTTGGTGGTTTTAGATGAGTTGTATTGTTATCTCCCTGTCTACTCCATGCAATACTATTCACAAACACAGTAGGTGAACCTTCAGCTCTGGTCATTCCAGAACAATGTGATACATCTGCATCTCCAATTCTAGTTGCTGCGGGCACGTTCTTTCTCCATTAGTTCCTGTAATCTATCATCCCATTTTGCAAGTTCTTCATGTTCATCTTCTGTATGGGGTGGTAATATAATATCAGGTAAAAATTTAATTACATGTTCAAACTCATTTGGTATATCTTCATACTTGTCGAATATCACCAGCTCTCCGTTTATGATAAATTGAAATTCAGCCATTAGTTCAAATTAATCAATGCAGAATCTACATCGACCTCTGTTGTTGCATCCATATCAATAGTTGTTTCTGATTTGATATGCATGGTTGTAGCAGATTTCATATTTAATTTATCACCAGACTTGAATGATGTTATACCAGATAAAGTTGTTGTGGACAAATTATTATTAGCAACTATAGTGATATCACCAGAAGTTTGACCTTGCCGTGGCGGGGAAGAATATGTGGGGCCGTTTGCAGCAATCTCAATAGAATTTTGAACACTTAGTTTGCTCGAATCATTTATAATTGTAAGTTCTGATTTTTCTGTCAGCCTATCATTAAATCCAGTTATGCGAGTTAACTTATTCCCATTAATTTGTTGAGCATGATTTCCTCGTATTTCTTCTTCACGATTTCCACCACTTTCACCAGCACCAATCTTTACTAAATGATTCTTATGAATTTTTTGAGTAAAGTTCCCCTCTACCTCTAAAATATAATCTCCTTTGATAAGCTCTCTTACCGTACCTTCCACAGTTATATTTACAGAACCAGATATAGAAACATTTGAACTACCAGCAACAATTTCATAGTTGTCACCGATTATCTTGACAACCTTATCTCCTTTAGGAAGTATTTCCTCAAATGTTCCAGACATATGTTGTTTATATAATCTTTCTCCACCCACAGTATCATCTATTTCATGTATATGACCAGACTCACTTTCATGTACATGGTTATAAGGGTATTGACCAGAAGCATATACCGCTGCATATTTCTTAATACCTTTTGGATCAGGTTCATTCCAAAAGCCACGAGTCTCTTGTACAGGAGCATCCGATACAGATGTGATGTATGGTTTTGTTGCGGTAGGAATACCTGTTCCATATTCCTCTTCTTCATCAAGTGGAGTATCATCATCTACACCCCTAGTTTCATCAATTTCAGCTGGATCGCCTCGCAATCTATTCAATCGTCTTCTTATGAGAGAATTATGTGTTTCTGATGTTTCGCCTTGTGCTAATCTATTAGTATCTGATTCGCCCACACGATGGCCAGAATCTCTAGAATAAATTTCTCCATCTAAAGGATAAGGTCCATAATTAGGAGTTCCATTATATGCAGATTGATCTGACTTAGGACTTCTGGGGTCATTAAATCCAACTTTAGGATTAGGAGTATTAATGGGATCACCAGGCAAAGAACCTATGATAACAGGTTGTTGTTTTTCTTGTGCATCTCTAAAGAAACCAATTACCCAAGAACCTTCAACAAGAAAAGAAGGCGAATTACCCATACCATGCATGGCCGGGTCGGTAACAGGATGCATTACATGAGCCCACGGCAAATCAGCAGTGGGCAATTTATTCAAATCTTCTGTATGAAATCCAAGACAACGAACCCGAACTCTTCCGATTCGTTCTGGGTCTTCTCTATCTTCTACAACACCAACGAACCAGATGAATCCATCTTGGCCCATAAAATAACTTTGTTCAGCCATAATAATCCTTTAAACAGTCTTTTGACTATTTATAAGGATCAATGCAAGTCTGGATCACGCCCCCAATGTGGACCGCCGGGATCATAATTATATGATTGAGTTTCTAATTCCCAATCTGGATGTCGTTCTTTATACAACAAAAATAAATCATGCACTTCTACAGATGATAGATTATCACATAGACATTCTTTATCATGGATTAGTCGATATTTAATCATGGTAGAGGATATTTAGTAAATGAAATTTTTAATA